CAGTATCCTGCGCCACAACGCCCGTACCCTGCACGAACTCGGAGGCGGTCAGGATCAGGGGCTTTTCGACCTGGATGGTCGCGCCTTTGTTGGCGATGAAGTCGTCGGAGAAATCCTTGTGAATCAGATTCGGGAATACCAGCAATTCATGCACGCGCATGAGGGTGCGGCGGGAAAACTCCTTGACGGAAATGAACGTATTGGTGGCTACTGCCATTTTACATTATCCTTTCGTTTGGATGGCGTTACGGCTTGGCATTCTTAGCCTTTTCGGCTGCGAACCACTCCGCATCGCTCATCTTGTCCCTGTCGGGGTTCGGTGATCCGGGCGGCGGCGTTTTCCTTGGCGCGCCATGTTCGGTCACTTCCCCGAAGTATTTCGCAAACTTCGTTTTGATCGGCTCCACAGCCTTATCAATTTCATCCGCTTCGCCCTTTTCGTTGAGCTTGACGGTTTCGAGGTCTGCGCCATGTAACATCAGCTCGATTGCGTCAGGGTTCGCCCCTTCGGCTATGAGCTTGGCCTCGAGAGCGCCGCGCTTCTTCGCGTTCGTCTCTTTGGCCTCGATGCCCTGCTTGTACTTGTCGAAATCGGCCTGTACCTTGGCCGCGTCCGGCTGCTTAGCAAGGACATCAGCGTGTTTCGTTTTCCACTCGTCGCGTTCCTTCGTGACGGTCGGCAGGCTTTCCGCGTCTGCCTTGTACTTTGCGATCTCATCCTTGAGACCGTTGACGGTGTCGGAGTGCATTTCAATGATCTGGTCGATCTTGTCGGCCTCAATCCCCATTGCACTCAAAGATTTACGTTGTAACATGTTACAATCTCCTTTCCTTTGGGCGGGGTTCTTCCCGCACGATTGTTATTGCAAACGGCTTACGCCGGAATGCTCGGTTTGGTGTCGCTGGTTTCTTTGGCTGCTTTTTGCGTCGCCGGATAAAAGTAGCCGTCGAACACGCTATCCTTGAACACAACGAATTGCGTATCGCTGTATTTGACAAGCCAGTCCGTAGTTTCAAGCGCAAGGTTTTCAGGCACGATTGTCAAAGCGTTACAGCGCAAGCGAATACGCTTGTCCCCGATAAACCGCTTGATCTCGAGCACGTTCTGCCCGTTCCACTGCACGGCGTCAACGACGACGGACTTCTGTTTGTACTTCATTCTCAAAACCCTTTCTTTAGTTCGTTCTCCGCGACCTGTTTCAGGCGTGATTGCCCGTTCATGATCGCGTCTTTGATGTACGGTCTGCCGCTCATGCGGCTTGTTCCATCGTGGACGAGTGGCGCATATTCCAGTGAGTTGCCTACGTCCACGGTATCGGGCGAGCTGTTGCCCACTTCGTAGCTCACATCGCGCATCAGGTCGCCTGTCTGCCTGATGGGAGCGCCGTACCCGGATTGCATCTGCCCGTTTATCAGCCCAACGGCTTCAATCCCCATCGCGGCGAGCGCGGCCTTGACGTTTCCGGCGAGCTGCGATTTGACCTTGCCGCTGTTGTCGGTGAAACTCATGTCGCCACCCCCGGTATAAGGATGCAGTGACACCCGATAATATTTCCGGCTCTTCCGCGCTGGTCGCCGGGATACATAAGGAAATCCCCATCTGATAGATGAAACCCTTCTCCGTGCGGCACCGTAACTCCGTTGAGATCTGCGTGAGTTTCGCGAGTGTTGACCATCCGCGCGCTCCATGTGTCCGTTGTCTTAACGCCCAAAGCCTCAGCTTCATCCATCGTTTCGCTCCGCGCTTGGCTCTGTATCCTTGTACGTTCGGTCTGAGCTACCAGCGTTGCCTGGTATTTGCTTTGGCCGGTAACGGCACGAATGCGCTTCACGATATCGCGTTGGCTTTCGCCGTTGATCGTTGCCTGCGCCATTTCCCTTGACAGTTTCCGCACAATGGCCGGGTTCGCGCCCATGCCCTTATACGCGATCTTGGAGAACGGCGACATGGTATCTCGCAGGAGAATGTCGATCTGCTTCTTGTCGTACTGTGCGAAGGTAATGCTGGTCTTGCTTGCGATCTGCCCGGCAGTGTAGGCTCTGTTCGCCGCGTACACGTCGCCCATTGCGTTCTGCACGAGTGGCCTTGCCTGTGCTCCGGCTTCCTGCAAACGCGCCCTGATGCCCTCTATGACCTTCTCCTTACGTAGCAGCTCGCGGGTAAACCCTTGCCGCCACTTGAGCACCTTCTCCGGCGTGTCGTAGAACGCGGGCGGCTTGATCTTCCCTGCGTCGATATCAGCGATCTTGGCAAGGAAAGACTTTTGATCTGCAAGCATGGATTTCAGCGATTGGCTGTAGATCGCGTTGATGTCACTCATCAGCCTGCGCTCGATCGCCGCGCTTGCCTTTTCTGCTGCGTCCATTACAGTGCCCCCGCTTCCTCAAACGCCTTTAACAACTTCGGGCTTTGTATCGCAATCCAGTCGATCAGCTCTTCGTCCTCTGCCCAAGCGTCGATATCGTGAGAGTTATTTGCCAGCCCGCTTTCAAACATGAACGCGTGTATGATCTCATGCCGGAGAACCAACTTTTCATACGAGACTATATCCTGCTTCGTATCCGGCTTTGGGTTCCCGTTGTCCGCCACCCACAGGATTTTCGTAGAGGTATCACATATCCCGCTCGAATCCTTGATAATCTCGCATGTTTCCTTTTTTTCGTGGCGGATGGCGTACTCCGTTCCGAGAATGTTCACATGGTCATTCATCGTCTGTTTCTCCGTACTCCGTGACCTTATCCACGGTTCCGTCCTGCTTGTGGACATACAGACGCGCCTTTTCCTCTTTGGCAACGGCCATGCCCTTCTTAACTGCGGCGGCTTTCGTGTCGTACTCCGCAATCAGGCGGCTATCGGAGGCGGTCACAAGCCATTTGTCGACCTTGTAGACAACGTGTATACGCATATGCTCTCCTTAGTCGGTGATGCCGATTGCCGTCCATGTCCGCAGTTTGGTAATCATACCCGTAACAATCGCGGTGGTGGAAGCGTCCACGTTGAGCTTGGCAATGTCAATCCCGCCTGCGGGAGTGGCCGGAAGCGCGTCTCCGTCCGTGACGGATTCGGTGGCTTCGCCGTTGGTGACCTCGCCTGTGCCAGTGACTTCCATTTCGCCAGGCGTATCGCCGCCGCCTGGGGTGTCCTCAATGAGATTGATAATTCCATCCCCACCAGTGGAAGCGGTAAACAGCGCGGTAAGCGTCGCATTTGCATTGATTAAGTTGATCAGCACAAGCGCGGTCGCGGTTTCGTCTGCGCCAGGCTCAAATTCGTCCGTTCCAACAGCGGCTTTCAACGCTCTGATGCTCTCACCCTCAAGGCCTATTGTGTCTTTATGTGATGCCTGGTTGGTGATCGTGTATGAACGAGCTCCGGCTGTTTCTCCGTTGGATTCCGTTGCCACGCCATCCGAGATCACTATATCACCAGTAACACTGGACGCACCCGGTGTATTGCCGCCGCCTGCGATCTTTTCTGTCAGCGTGATAACGCCGTCCATAGGGTTCGTGACATCGTATAGCGCATCAATCACAGAGTTTGCCGCTAAAGCCGCAGCAAGCGCGGCGGCAGTCAGCGGGATTGTGCCGCCGATGTTGAACTCATCCGTCCCCGGCGTGATCTTGACAGCAAGGAAGGATTCGCCGTCCAGCCCCAGCACATCATCCTCGACCGGGTTGACCGTGATCGTGATATAGCGCTCTCCTGCCGTTGTGATGTGTCCGACAAGGTATTGCAGGATATGGCTAGAATCCACGTAGATCAAGTCCTGCCGATTGTAAGTATCGCTTGCTGCGTCAATCGCAAGCGCGGCATTCCCCTTGACAACAAACCGCGAGCCGTCAGCCAGATACACCCTGCCGTCCGGGATGTTCACGGTCATGTCCGGTGTGGACTGGACAACGCCAAGCCCGGAGAACACGCCATAGCCCGCGATCTCCGCGAGGGTTTCCCACCAGCCATCGCCCGTGACGGGGTTTACGTTCGCGTTGCTGTACTCGAACATTCGCCCGGTGTCAATCTCTTTGAGCGTTGCGCCATCTGCTACCGCCTGCGTAGGCTTGGTATCGGTGGACTTCACCTGATAATAGCCTTGCGTTGTTTCCTCGTTAATGCTTACTCTTGCCATTGTAATGCTCCTTTACATTGCGCCTTCGATAAGTGCCTTTGCTTCGTCTTTGGTTACGCCGATTGCGACGGATACGATGTTGACGGCCTGACCCAGCGTGAGGGTTCCGGCCGCAAACTGCCCGATTACGGCGATAAGGCTTTGCGTCTGTGCGCCGTT